GGAAACCGTGAATAAGATGTTGGCGAATTTGGTACGCCGCAATGATTTAACCGTGAAACAATCGGCAGCAGTTTTGACGGTTGCAATGGAAGCATATAACACCGGGAAGAAAGCGAGGGAATAAAACATGAGTACAAAAAAACAAAATGCAGCAGTTGACGAAGAACAAAGAGAAATGCCGGACGGATTGGAAGAACAAATGGGATATTGCCGTTATTGCGGACAAGGAAAGTTGGTTAGGACAATGAAAGGGTGGGGCGAAGAGCAATTAAACGAGTGCGCCACAATGAGTTGTACTTGCGAAGCGGCACAGACATATCAAAAGGCAGCAGAGCGAAAGAAGAAAGCAAAGGACCGTGTAAACGGATTATTTGGAGCGGAAGCGGAAAAGCCGTTGCATGATGCCGTTGTGAATATGTTATTGGTTGCCGTGGATGAAATCGAAGCAAAGCATATTAAGGCAATCACGATTGACATAGGACACGGAACACGGGCGGCGATTAAGAAAACCGCAAAAGAAAATATAAGAGTGGAACGGGCCGAAAGTAAAAAGACAGCCTATGAAGAATAAAACACAAGGATTGGGGGGGCTACATTGGCAAGGCTTGACGGAGATATAAAAGCAACGGTTAAAAAAATCATACAAGGCAACGAAAAGCGGAAACGCCGGATTGCCAACGGGACGGCAAGCACATTTGATAAAAAGGCGGTTGGCGTTATTTCGGACGCCTTAAATGGTTCGTGTAATAATATCATGTCAGACAATGCCAGGGAAAACACGCAAAAGCAAATTTATAAAAGTATCGTGTATTCAATGCCATACGAAAGTATGATTGGCGTTATATGTGGCCGCCGTCAATTCTACGATTACCGCACGGAGTTTATAACATTGGTTGCCGAGGGGTTGGATATGCTGCCAACGGACGGATTAACCAGGGAACAACGGGGACAGAAAAGCAAGGCAATATAAACTATAATTGGATTATGGGGCGGACAACCTCATAATCCACAATGGAATATAAGCCACACGGCAGCAGTTGAGGAAAGGGCGGTGGCAGCAGTTGAAAGAATATGCAAAGGACTTTTACCAATCCGCAGCATGGAAGAGAGCAAGGAAGCAAGTAATAACCAGGGCGTGCGGATTGTGTGAGAGGTGCAAGGCACAAGGAATTTACAAGCCGGGTTATATAGTACACCACAAGGATTATATAACGCCGGGTAATATTAACAATCCAAGTATCACACTTGACCTAAACAATTTAGAATATGTGTGTGAGGATTGCCACAACAAAGAGCATAAGGCAAAGCACAACACCCGTTACGGGTTTGATGCAAACGGAAATATTATTCCGCCGAGAGAAACAAGCGAGAGCAGAACAGACACCCCCCAGGGGCCGCAAAACAGAGCCGGGGGAAAGAACCGAGGGAGTTACCTCAAAAAAACTCTGCAAGGTCGCGCGTATATGAGGGGGGTTAAATATGGCAAGTGAACAGACCACAAACAACGCGGAAAGCAAGGAAAACAAAGAGAAAGTTGCGAGAAAAAGACCGAACAAATTAACAAATGCGAGGATTAAAAAAGAGATAGAATTTTTAGAAAAAATGTTTATCGGGGTAGATGATGAAAATAAAAAAACGCTTATAAATTCACTAATCGAGGAAGCCGCATTTTTAAAAGTTGCGTGCTACCAAGCAAAAGAAGAATTGAAAAAAGAGGGCCTTACAACGGAAACCGTGAACGCATCCCAAAAGTTTGTAAAGGCGCATCCGTCAACTCAAATTTACGAAAAATATTCAAGGCAATATACGCAAATAATCCATTCCCTCATTGAGTATTTACCGCCGAAAGAAAAAGAGAAAGTGGACCGATTGGCAGCGTTACGGGAAATGTAAATGGATAATTGGGTAATCACATACTACGAAGCCATACAAAAAGGCGAAGTGGTTGTGGGGGTATGGATTAAGGCGGCTTACACGATTTTAGCGGACGGGCTAAAGAATGGCGCATGGGTTTATGACGGAAAAAAGGCAAACAAGGCGATAGCGTTTATAGAAAATTTTTGCCACCATTCAGAGGGGCGAAGTGACCTTTTACACCTGGAACTATGGCAAAAGGCTATTGTTGCGGCCATTTTCGGGATAATGGATAAAACAACGGGTTACAGACAATTCAGAGAAATATTTATTGTGGTTGCCCGTAAGAACGGAAAAACATTATTTGCCGCCGCAATCGCCGCATACATGACATATATTGACGGGGAATATGGAGCAAAGGTTTATTTTCTTGCGCCAAAATTAGACCAGGCGGATTTAGTCTATGATGCCTTTTATCAGATAGTGCAAACGGATGATGAATTGGATAGCATCACGAAAAAACGCCGGAGCGATATTTATATTAAGGCGTTTAATACATCCGTGAAAAAGATTGCCTTTAATTCAAAAAAATCGGACGGTTTCAACCCTCAATTAGTGGTTAATGATGAAATGGAAGCGTGGCCGGGGGACCAGGGATTAAAGCAATATGAGGTTATGACATCAGCCCTGGGAGCAAGGAAGCAGCCGTTAATAATATCCATAGCAACCGCCGGATATATCAATGACGGAATTTATGATGAATTATACCGCCGTGCTACGGCGTTTTTAAAGGGCAATTCCAAAGAAAAAAGGATATTGCCGTTTTTATATATCATAGACAATATAGAAAAATGGGATAGCCTGGAAGAGTTGAAAAAGAGCAACCCCAATTTAGGCGTTTCCGTGTCGGAAGAATTTTATATTGAGCAAATAGAGATTGCACGCAATTCACTTTCAAAGAAAGTCGAATTTATGACGAAGTATTGCAACATCAAACAAAATTCATCCGTGGCGTGGTTGGATTATTGGGATGTTATGAAATGTGTACACCAGGACGCAAGCGAACCGCCAAAAACGCTTGAAGAGTTCCGGGGTTGTTATTGCGTGGGCGGCATTGACCTTTCAAGGACAACGGATTTAACGGCAGCAAGCATTATAATTTACAAGGACGGTAAAAACTATGTGTTCACGCAATTTTATATGCCACAAAAACGCTATGAAGTGGCGGTGGACGAAGATAACACGCCTTATAACATTTACCGGGAAAAGGGCTTTTTGAAAATATCCGGGGAAAACCAGGTGGATTATAAAGATGTTTATTATTGGTTTGTGGAACTTGTGAAAAAATACAAAATCAGACCGTTAAAAATAGGCTATGACCGTTATTCCGCCGGGTATCTGATAGAGGATTTAAAAATGGCCGGCTTTCATACGGATGATGTTTACCAGGGAACGAATTTAACGCCGATACTGCATAAGTTCGAGGGGGATTTGAAAGACGGATTATTTGATTTTGGCGATAATTCCCTATTAGCATCACACTTGTTAAATGTTGCGGTGGAAATAAACATGAATGATAGCAGAATGAAACCCGTTAAAATTGAAAAACGAATGAGGATTGACGGGGCCGTGTCTGTATTTGATGCAATGACAATGATTAGCAAGTATCATTCCGAGATTGGAAAGAAATTGTTAAACGAAACACCAAAAGCAAAGGCGGCAGCAGAAACGACATAAACAAGCAGACTATAAAAGTGGGTCAGAATTTAAACACAAATTATTTTATCATAGGCTTATGGGAAACTACCCATGAGCCTATTTTTGACGGAAAGGGGGTAATGGTTACGGGAATTATTGCGAATGTATTAAATTCTTTCAAGGCACGATATAAGCCGCTTTTATTGAGCCGTGGCGAATATATGCCAACGGGTACATTAAGGGATAGCGAGATTGTCGGAGCAATAGCGGATGCAATCGGAAGAAATGTTGGAAAACTAAAGCCCCAGGTAATCCGAAAAGACGAAAAAGGACTAACAGTAAAGAATGACACATTGGCACGGCTTTTAACCTTGCGGCCTTGCCCGGAAATGTCAACATATGATTTTTTATACCGCATTGCGGTTGATTTGGTTTATACATCAAATTCCTTTTCGGTAATTTTTTGGAATGATGATTTTACAAAGGTTACAAGCGTTCAGCCGATAGCAACAAAGAGTTTCCGCATATTCGAGGACAACAAAGGAAATATATTGTTCCGTTTCCGTTGGGATTATGACGGGGAAACATATACAATTCCGTATCAATCGGTTATTCACATCAAGGCACGGTACAACAAAAAACGATTTTTGGGAACAACGCCGGATGTGGAGTTAAAACGAAGTTTGGACCTCATAGAAACTTCCGGGGAAGCCCTAAAGAACATTGTTAACCGCAGCGGAAGCCTTGCCGGATATTTGCGTTATAACAACCTTGCGGATGATGAAGAGTTGAAGCAGAAAGCAAAAGAATTTGCAGATGCCTACATGAACGCAGAAAACGCCGGGGGCGTGGCG